TAAATTATGCGAGGACTGCGCTAAGTATCTGGCGGCACGTTTACTGGCGAAGGTTAAGAAGAGAACTCCTGTGGGCCAATATGATAAGCCTGTTACATTTACTACGCCTGCAGGGAAAAAGGTTCATTTCACAACGAAAAGTGGTAAAGAGGTTGATTTTGTTACGAAAAACCCTAAAACCATTACATTCACGCCGAAAACTGGTAAGCAAGGTGGTGTACTTCGTGCCGGATGGACAGCTGGTGAGGTGGTGAAAACCGATGAGGGCTATTCCATTGAAATTGTCAACCCCACGGAATATGCCTCCTACGTGGAATATGGACATAGAACCGCTAATCATAAAGGCTGGGTGCCTGGCCAGTTCATGTTGACTATATCAGAGCGGGAGCTGGAAGAACAAGCTCCTAAGATGATCGAGAAAAAAATATCCGATTATTTAAAGGGGGCATTTCATGTATAACGACATCATGGACGCGGTGACCAGAAAGCTTGACACTCTCTTTCCGGAAACCACCGTCTATACCAGTAAAGTAGACCAGGGACTAATAGAGCCCTGTTTTTTTGTGGGATTTTTGGAACCATCTGAAAAAGCTCTTCTTGGTCAACGGTATTTCCGTAGTACAGGAATGTATGTCCAATATATGCCTGAAGAGATGGAGCAGCCTGCAAGGGAGTTGAACCGAGTTCTTGAAATATTAATGGAATCCATGGAATATCTTTCTCTGGCTGATGGCTCTCTGATGCGGGGAACAAGACGAAGCGGAGTATCAAGAGATGGAGTATTGTCCTTCTTTGTAAATTACGACCGGTTCGGGCTGCGGACCGGCAAAACTGAAGAGGCTATGGATAATATTACAGTAAAATGAAAGGAGTATGGTTATGGCAGGAAAAACGAGTAAACAGGCGGAGCCGGGAGTGGCTGTTCGCTATACAAAGGAGCAGTTGGCCAATTCTAAACGGTATCGTGGAAAAAAGGATATGATCAATGCCCTTTTAAAACCCGGAAAGGCCTATACGATGGCAGAGGCGGATGAGCTGCTTGAAAAGTTCATGAAAGGAAAGGTGAGTGTATGTTAGGCGGAGGAAATTTTACAACTCAAAATAAGGTTCTCCCAGGTGCCTATATCAATTTTGTCAATGCTGCTTCTGCAGGGGCGGCTATGGGAGAACGAGGAGTTGCAGCTATTCCCATGGTACTTGATTGGGGACCGGAAAAGAAAGTGTTTGAAGTAACGGCAGAGGATTTTCAAGGAAAGAGCCGAGAGATCTTCGGATACTCTTATGATGATGCAGCAATGATCCCGGTCAGAGAACTGTTTAGAAATCTGACAAAGGGAATATTTTATCGTCTTAATGTCGGAGCAAAGGCAGAAAATGATTATGGTACCTCTGTTTACGGCGGTGTCCGGGGGAACAATTTAAAAATTGTGATATCCAAGAACATTGATGATGAAACTAAGTTTGATGTTAAAACACTGTTTGCAGGGATAGAAGTAGACGTCCAGACTGTGGCCGGTGCTAGTGGCTTAAAGGATAACGCCTACATAACCTTTAAGAAAACTGCGACTCTTGCAGAGACGGCCGGTATGACATTTACCGGGGGGACCAGCGGAGAAGCAGTAACCGGTGAAGACTATGCAGCTTTTCTTGCCAAAATGGAAAATTATTCTTTCCAGGTTCTCTGCTGTCCATCGGTTGATGAGAATGTAAAGGCGCTCTTTTCGGCATTCACAAAGCGGATGAGAGACGAAAACGGGGTCAAGTTTCAGACTGTTTTATACCGGTATACAAAAGCCAATTATGAGGGAGTCATTTCCGTGGAGAACGAAGCAGAGGAGTTGGAGTCTGGATTAGTTTACTGGACCACTGGGGCGGAGGCCTCTTGTGCCATCAATAAGACCACGGAGAATAAGACCTATGACGGAGAATATTCTGTCAAGGCTGATTACACTCAAATTCAGCTCAAAGAGGGAATTCAGGCAGGAAGATTTCTATTCCATATGGTCGGGAGTGAAATCCGGGTTCTGATGGATATCAATACCCTTGTGACCTACACAGAAGAGAAAGGCGAGGACTTTTCCAGCAATCAGACAATCCGAGTTCTGGATCAGATTGGAAACGATATAGCCTCCCTGTTCAATACCCGGTATCTAGGTAAGATTCCCAACGATGCTGCAGGCCGGGTTAGCCTTTGGAATGATATCGTTACCTATGGAAAACAGCTTACCACACTCCGGGCCATTGAAGCGGTGAAGGCTGATGCAATCACGGTTAATAAGGGTTCCAGCAAGCGGTCTGTCGTGGTGAATTTCCCGGTAGAACCGATTAACTGTATGAGTCAATTGTATATGACCGTAGTGGTTTCGTAGGAAGGAGTGAAGGATTATGAACCAGAACACTATGAATGCTTGGGACGCCATCAGTGCCGCTCAGGCAGAATGTTATGTCACGATCGGTAATAACCGGTACAATTTTATGCAGGCTCTTAACCTTGAAGCTAAGATCGAGAAGACAAAAACGGAAGTGCCAATTTTAGGAAGAACCATGAAGGGAAATAAAACTGTTGGATCTAAAGGGAGCGGCTCCGCAACGTTTCATTACAATACCAGTATTTTTAGGGAGCTTTTATATCAGTTTCAGGAAACTGGCAAGGATGTCTATTTTGATATCCAGATAACCAATGAAGACCCAACTTCCAGTGTGGGACGTCAGACTGTCATCTTAAAGGACTGTAACCTTGATGGTGGGACCATTGCTAAGTTCGATGCGGATGCGGATTATCTGGAAGATGAATTTGATTTCTCCTTTGAAAGCTGGGAAATGCCGGAGAAGTTTAGTACGCTAGCAGGAATGCAGTAGAAGAAAGAGAGGATAAGAAAATATGGGAGATTTAAGTTGTTTTTTAAGTCAGAATGCTGTGACCGTGGAGAATGTGAAGTATGCAGCGTCTAAGAGATTTATGGATAAAGATAAGAAGCCGGTGGAATGGGAAGTCAAGTGCATCACTTCGGAGCAGGATGAGCTGATTAAAAAGGAATGTACAAAGCGGAGGCCGATCCCTGGGAAAAGGGAGCCTACATGCCGGAAACAGACTATGATCAGTATGTTGGCAGACTGGCTGTGGCTTGTACGGTGTTTCCCGATCTTAACAACAAGGAGCTTCAGGATTCCTATCAGGTAATGGGAGCAGAGGCCTTGCTTAAAAAGATGCTTACGCCGGGAGAGTATCGGGAGTATTTATCTAAGGTACAGGAAGTGAACGGCTTTGATATTGCACTGGAAGATCTGGTGGAAGAAGCAAAAAACTAATGGAAGGAGGCGATTTGGAAGCAAACATCGCTTACTATTGCCTCCACAAGCTTCACAAGTGGCCCCATGAGTACTTGGGGCTTCCTCGTTATGAGAAAGCTGTTGTCATTGCAGCGGTCGAGATGAAGATTAAAAACGACAAGAAGGATGCCGCCAGGGCCAGAAGGAAAAGGGGGTAGGAAGAAGTGGCAGGATTACAAACTTCAATTCAACTGCAGGATCGAATGTCAGGGATATTAAACAACATCACACAATCAATGTCTATTATGCTCTCTACCTTTGAGCAGGCACAGGCGGCGTCTGATGCAGGACTAAATGCTGCTTCCATAGATGCGGCAAGGCAGGGAATCGCAGAAGCATCGGCTGAAATGGCCAGGTATCGGGAAGAGGTGGAAAGAGTCGCAACCACTCCGCCTCCCACCCCTCCAGAACCAGCTTGGAATAGCACAGCAGCATTAGGCGTTTTCATGAACTCTGGTGCCGATCGTTTTCAGGCGGAGTACCAAGCAGCCGATCAGATGGCAAGGCAGCTATATGAAAGCCAGAAGGCCATATCTGACCAGGCCAGGAGCATGAGAGTGACGCCATTAGGAATGCTAAATGATATGGCTTCTATGGAAAACCGGGTGCAGGCATTATCCTTAAGGGTTCAGGAGCTCAATAACATACCGGTGAATTTAAGAACGGATCAGGTTAATAATGAACTGGAATCTCTTCGCGGAAAGCTTGGCTCTGTGGTAACGGTCCAGGAATCATTGAATCAGGCAATGGGGCGAATGGATATCAGTGAGGCCAATACGGCATACCAGAAACTTGATTC